GAGCGCGAGACGGGACTCGAACCCGTTAAGACTGTTTTTGAAAAAGCACGATATATCAAGCCTTTTCGCCAAACGCTAGATTTTAAGCCATTTCTAGCGTTATTTTTTATCTTTAAAAAGAAATATTTTTCTTGCTTTTCTGATATATTTCTGAGATGTATCACACGATATATCACACGAAAAAACTTTTGAACAAATAAAAATAAGGCAAGGGGATTGAACCTCTTGCCTTCTCTTCTACTCTGCTACTCCGTACTTATCAATATCAGGATTAGCGGTATCATACTCTTTTAAATACTTACCGTCTGCATCTACCCAACAATAAACATTTCTTTGGGTATCTTTTATATATGTATTGCGTGCCATCACTCCCGATCGGGTCAAGTAATAGTAATTATAATCTATCTGCAGCCATTGACCTGCAAGCATCGCGCAATCAGTAGGATTCATATAGTACCAATCCTCGTCCTGCTTGAACCACTTTTCTATAGCATTACCGGCTTCGTCAAATACATACCATCGACCTGCAATCTCAAGCCATTGGCCTTTTACATACTGACCGTGTAGCTTATACTTCCATCGGCCTTGCACCTGTTCCCAGCCTGTAACTTCTTCTTTTTTATGCCTCTTGCAAGCCATATAGGCGCAATACGATATAAACTGTTGGCACCAATAAGCGCCGTTATCGCCGTACCACGCTCCATACTTAGTATAATTTTTATCGCCCGGATTTGCGGTCTTGCCATCCAAGTCCTTATTGCTTGCTTTTTCTGTATATCCGACTTCACCTTTTAATACATCTATAAATTCTTCTACTGTACAGGTATCATCGTCAAAAAGCGGATATCCAAACCCGTTTATGCGGTTACCTCCTCCCACCTGTCCAAGCGAAAATTCATATGATTTTATGGCCACACAACCGCCGTTACGATTAAAAAAGCCTGCAGATGTGTTTCCCTCTATTGTCTTTATCTTATATACATCGCCTTTTTTATTTACTTCTATCACTGCTCCCACATGAGCTACACGTCCCATATTTTGGCTGTAAAAGTAAGGTATAGCCCCGACTTTTGGCTCTTTCCCCCAACATCCCATCTTGACAAAATTGCCCTTGCCCGAAGGAGTATACTCCGTATAGCTTCCGCAAAGAAGCTTCTTACCTGCTAAATATGCATTATCCATAAAGACCTCCTATCCTAAATTTTTTATAATCTCTTTTTCTCTGTCGCTAAGTTCCCAGCAAGTTTTTGCTTCTGTGTTTCCGAGTATTTTCTTTGTTTCTGTCTGTTTTGCCTCTCTTAATTCTTCAGCCTTTTTGTCTGATATTAGAAAGCCTGCTCCAAATATTGTTTTTTTAAAAGATTTTTGCATATCTAAAGTTTTTATAAAATGCACTTCATCTTTCTCAAATCTAAACTCAATATCCTGCTTTGCAAGTGCTTCTAAACCACTTGATGTGATTATATTATCCGGATACTCATAAGACGGCAGTCCTTTCGGCTTAGATTCTTCCTGTGCTTTAGTTATCGCTTGCTTCAAACCATTTGCACTTCTTATCCTGCAAGTATCCAAATTTGTTATAAATGAAGTGTTAACTCTTGCTCCATTTTCATATACGATTGACGGTGCTCCGTCAATTATGTATGTTACATCCAAATTATTTGAGAAGAGTGTAAGTCTTGGAGCAAATAAAAAGAACTTTATATTCTTTTCTATGTACCATTTGCAAATTTTTGAAAGTATCGAAAATGGCGGATTATCTATCACGACACAATCTGCAGGATAGTCATAGCTTTCATAGTCGCCGCCCGGATAAAAAGGTCTTGCTATCTCTTTGCCTTCAAGGCCGTATTCTTTTACTACCCAATCTTTTACAGCCTCATATACCGCAGGCGGTGTGTAGCAGTCGTCTGTCGTCTTTTTAGGTTTAAATTTTTCTACAAATTCTTCGTATGTCTTGCTTTTCGGCATTGCTTTTTGAATTTCCTTTCCAAATTAAAAAGAGGGCCTTGCAGCCCTCAAATTTCAATTATAAATTTTTCAAATCTTTGTAATATGTGTTTGAACTTATGCCCAATAGCACGCCCAAAAAGGTGTCTACTGCAGTAATAGTTCCCACTACCTGCTCACCGTGTGGTAGGTTCCAAATGCTTGCAAGCGCAAAATAAAGTGTACCTGCTGCAGGCAGTAAAAACTGTGCTACCCACTTTAAAAAATCATAAGTATTCTTATTAAACTTCATCTTATTACTTCCTTTCTTTCGCTTCTCTGAATTTTTCTCTTATAAACTCTGTCTCACCATCAATGTAGTGATTTCTTATATTGTGCCTTTCACAGTGGTCGTAATATCTACTTACCACCCCTAAGGCGCTCTCAAATTGCTTGACTGAGTACTCTTTACCAAGTCGCAAATTTTCCGAAAAGTCAATAATTTGGTTACGCATATCAACTGCCCTTTTATCGTTTGTCTCTTCTTCAAAGCGTGTGAGCCTGTCGCTTATGTCCTTAACCTCTTCTTTTACTTGCGCACTCTGTACAGCTATTTCGTCAAGCTTTTCATAAGTCTCACGATTTAAAATACTACCCATCCACTTCACCGCACGACTAAGTGGATGCAGGGGGATTTTCTTATTAAATTCTATAAGGATACTCAGCCCCCCGACTACCCACGCTATCAGTGATATTATGTCCTTCACCTGAAGGGCTAAAAACCAGTCTTTAAATAGATTCAAAGTAAAATCCCCCTTGTCTTTACTTATTTATCTCTTCAGCATTAGAAGGTGTGGCAAGCTCCGCATTATCGTCCGCAAGCTCCGGATGTCCCTTTTCCTTTAGAGACCTTTTTACGCCCTTCTTGAAAATCGGAAGTATGTCCCTGTACCTTGTCTCTCCGTTTATAATCGCTGTTGCAAACAGATCGTAAATTGCCTTCATTTTTTATCTCCTTTTCAAAAAAATAATATTAAAAAAGGACTTCTAAATATTAGAAATCCTTAATTTGCATCTTCATCGTCTTCCATAGTATCAGGGGATATACTTGCTATCATAGTAGAATTTGCAAGTATCGCTTTTCTCACCTCTTCAACTTCAGCGCTTCGCTTGCTGTTCATCTCTTCAAGTCGCTTGTTTGTCGCCTCAAGTTCCGCCTGCAGCTTGGCCATGTCGGCCATTGGGGTTGCGTGTGTGACTGCAGTATGCTCTTTGCCACTTACATCTATGCTGTCAATGATATGCCCGTCAGGTACTTCAAAAGTATCAATTTTCAAACTTTCCAAGTCCGACTGTTCGGACACCACTGCCAATATATCGCCATTTGACGTGTACAATACAGTGTACTTCATTGTTGCTCCTTTCTTAATTTAAAAAATCTACTTTTGTGATTTGTACCGCTCCTGCAAAAATGTCACTTGCCCTATCCTGATTGCAAAGAGCACCAAAACTCAAGAAAATATGCTCATTTATTGCACTTACGTCTAACACGATTTGACCTTCGCGATTTATCGCGGGGCTTGCGGTACCTTGCCTTACTACATCTATAGTATCTACAATAGCGCCCGACACATTCACCTGCCCTCTTACGCTTGCACGACTTACATGAGCTTCTAAAGACACGTAAGGATTGCCTTGAATATTTGCCACACTCCTGTAATATATAACTATTTGCCGAAAAGGCGTGACATTTATAGATTGCGAAAGCACGCAACCAACTCTTCGACTTCGCAAGGAAGGGTAAGTTGTAGTCAACTGCAGATTCATTCCACCGCCGTATATTCCGCCATACCCGTATTCCGATTGGATGTTATAAGCGTAGTAGGTTCCGTTTGCGTAAAATCCTTTTGTCGCCACTCCCGACACTAAAAGGCCATCGAAAGTGGCACCGTTAAAAACCATTCTACCGCTTGAATAATCGGGCATTGTGCCTGTAATGCCTGCAAAATTTTCGCCTGCACGGAGGTTGTGTGGTAGTAAGTTTTGCATTGGAAAAAAGACATAGTTGGCTCCTTGTATGAACGCTCCATTTTTTATGCCGACGACAATGCCTCTTCCCACTCCCGGCAAATCGTAAGCAAATCCCTGCCCGCTGTGGCTGTTATTTGCCATGATTACATCACCACCCGACGTCGCCCATATCGGAATTTGACCTTGCTCACCGCATGTGTTAGTGTCTGATAGAGTCTTTTCAGGGTGGTAATTTACAGCTTGCTTGACTTTTGGAGTTGGCACAATTACATAAGGCTTATAATTGCCACCCTTTTGATAATATCCCTCTTCCAGCCTCGTTATATAGCCACCTTCAGTAGGATAATATCCAAATTCGGGGCTGTCCGGACCTTTGTATCCACGGACTGGGATTGTGCCTTGTATCGGTTCATCATCGCTATCCCTTGTTAGAGCTGTTACTCCTTGCAGTACTTGATTTTTTGTCGCGGTAACATCGTCAGAAGTTACTCCGCCGACTCCGCCCGACATCAATATCGCATCAGCCATATCAACCTCCTTTCGCCATCAGCCAAATATCTTGCTGTGGCTTTTTTCTAAAGCATTTTATAAGTATTCCGCCATCATTCGTCTCAATCTTATCTATGCAGCTGTAAGCCTTCCACGACGCTTTTATAGCACCCGCATCCGTGATGTTAGACGGCAAAAAGTGACTTATGATAGGTGTATCTGTCGCCCTCATACCCGATACAGGTATATATAGCGTGTACGGCGCTGTATTTGAAAAACCTACAGCAGTAACTTTTATAGTCCTTACCTGCTTAAAAAAAGTATGTACAAATTTAAGCCCTGCAATCAAGGCGCTTAGTATACCCTTTACGCTTCTTTTTGCTTCAATCTGATTCAGATCCGATATAGTCACACTCTCCGCCCATGCAGCAGGTAAGGTTACATCCGCTATGGCTCCATCATTTGCACTTACTTTGCCGTCTGATAATTCTTTCAGCTTTGCATCTATTATGTCCATAGACGGGTTTATTGCCTCTTCAATGTTTGCAAAATCGGAAAGCTGCGGCTTATTCAGTTGAAAAAATCTTGTTTTTAGCATTTTTTATTCCTCCTGCCATTTTTTGTCACCATAAAGGCTGCCCCATTTTTCGGTTGTAAGCTCCGACCACCTCATAGTCTTAAAGCGCTCCCATCTGTTAAATAGTGCATACACATTCACAATCATGTTCGCAGGCGCTCTCTTTCTTATCAGGTCGGCCACTACGTCAATCATGGGTATTGATACAAGTTTTACACCGCAATCAATCAGGTGCTTTGAGTTATCCACTTTTAACTTATAGTTATCCGCACCGCACACAACCTTTAATACTTCATCAAGCTTATTGATTGTGTACGGTAAATCGGACACATGATAACCCCTTATGCGGTTGACTCTATCCTCTAAGCTGTCAGCCGGATTTACTACTATATGTAGCAGCTCTTCCCACTGTGCGCACTCACTCTCGTCCATTGTGGCCAAAATTCTGTTAAGTTCTTCTCTTTGCAAAGATGCCCACGCAAGCCTTAAGTATTTGTCATAAGTCTTTGCAATCTTTTTAAACTCCTCTATTTCCGCTATGTGAAGCGGTAGATATTGAAGTGTATCAACTTCTATCATGTCAATGCCACCTCTCCAAGTTTCGGGATTTCATCACTTTGCAAAGTCAGATTACTACTATTTTTATTCAAAGAAGTGTTATTTACATCAAGTACACCCTGTACATCTAATATGGCCGACTCAAGCCTTGATATATATACGATTGCTTCAGTATGCTCATCGCCTTCCTTCCAAGCTTCTGCGATACCTCTTAGATACTCTTTTATTTTTTCTTTTATCTTTTCAGACAAATTACTGCTTGAGTATCCTGCTGCGTATGTTATTTGAGTACTTACGCTTATAACCACTTCTTTTACTGACTCAATAGTAAGGTTATGGCCAATAGGTGCCCATCCGTATCCGCTGCCCTTTGCGGGTACAGCTGCCGCCCTTATTTGATTGATTAGATAGTCACTGACTGCAGTATAATCTGAAGATATCAGTACGGGTTTTACCGTACCCGCTCCTTTCCATGTTGGATATATCTTTGAGCCTCCAATACCTTGTATGCTTGCAAACTTCTCTTTATACGCTGCGATATTGCCCGCAAAGCTTTGCGATGTGAAACTTTCAATATATCTTTTATACAAAGACTCTTTATTTTCATCATCATTACCTGCGACAAGTAACTCCGTCACCTTTGCGCTCTCTAAGCCTTCAGTAAAGTCAATCGGAATAAGGTCACCTTTCAAGTCGTTCGGACCTGCTCCCGTCTCTTCTACTATCATCTTATATTGATGCGAAGTATCGTTTATAACTTCTACAACTCTGTAGTTATATCCCTTCAAGCTGTACCTGCTGCCAATCGGCACCGCCACATTGAACTCCGCTTTTACATATGCATTAGTCGCCTCTTTTCTGACTATACCTCTATCAAGTGCAATCATCTCAAGATGCTCAAGGTCTGCTGTGCCGGCATGGCTTTGCTCTATGATGTAGTCACTTTGTATGTACAGCTTTTCCATCTCATAGGCTAAGGCGGATAAGGCATTATGTACAAGACTACCTTCTACTTTTATGACTTCATCACCTATGTCATTTTTAGCATCTGCCAATATACTCTTATAAGTCTTATCTTCGTACACTCTCATCCACCTCCAAACTTCCAAATTTTGTCACTACTCTAAAAGATATATCCAAGCTGTTAGAATTTCTTACAACTTCAAAATCTTCTATACTTTCGATATATTCATTCATGAGAAGTGCGTCCGTCACTTCGCTTTCGCAATCGGTATTTATATACTCATCACTAAGTACATGCCCGAAATATTGCTCCAAGGATGTGCCATAATCGCTTGAGTATATAGCGTGCCTGAATCTCTCGGTATGCATACAAAGCCATACCCACACTTTTATTGCTTCAAGGCCTTCGACTATCTTGCCCGTGAGCTGTCCTGTAGTGAAGTCTACGCCGTACTCACGTGGTACTTCTATGACCTTAGTTTCTTCGCTTTCTGCTATATCTACATTGCTAAGCTCTTCTAAAAAAGAA